CTAAACAGATCCAACCGCATGGGGCATAGGTGGGGCAAAGTCAGACAATTTTTGGTTCAGGATGGCGATCTGTTCCGCATTGTTATCTGACATCCATGCGCCGTAAACCTGATACACCATCTGCGCATTTGTGTGTCCCATTTGCGACGCGATGAAATTCGGGTTTGCTCCCGCAGTGAGTGACCAGCATGCATAGGTGTGCCTGGACTGGTATGCTCTCCTGTAGCGAATACCGGCTCGACGCATTGCTGATTCCCAGCTCTGCGCAACAGACCCTACCGCGTAATGATGGCCGGCGATCCCGTTATTCGCAGTTGCCTGAGGATTGAAGACGAAAGTGCAGGGGTGAGTGGTTGTCCGGCCATACTCCCGCAGTATCACTTCAACCTGATGCTGCTTTCCGAGCCTGGTTATCTCAGCTTGATTTTTCAGCACCTCCAGCGCAGGCTGTATCAGGTGTATTACCCTGTCAGTTCCAGCTTCGGTTTTTGGCAGGGTAAACTCCTTTGTCAGCGTATGGTTTCTTCTGACCATAAGTGTTCCCGCCTTGAGGTCGATATCTTCCCACGCCAGCCCGCATAGTTCTCCGTGCCGCATGCCGGTATAAACTGCCAGTGACCAGAAATTCCTGATCTGCTGGTTGTAGCATGCATCCATCAACCTGACGAATTCGTCCCGCGTCAAAGGGTCGGGAACAATTTTTGCCTTCTTCAAGAAATCGATGCCATCAAACGGGTTCTTTCTGATGTACCCGCTATCTACGGCAAACTGAAACATGAACGACGTAATCATCATGTAATTGTTTACCGTTCTCGCAGAACGTCCTTTAACCGGATGCGACTGGCCTTTTTTTAAAGTGTGAAATCCGGTAAGCAACTCCTTCCTTATGTACAGCAGATCCTCTTGCGTCACAGCAGAGATCATCCTGTTCTCACCAATCCTCGGCAACATGTTGCGCACGATTGACTTATATCGCGACAGAGCGTTGGTGGTGATCTCCATGCTTTTCAGGTCCAGCCATTTATTTGCGAGTTCGATGACTGTGATTTCCTTCCTGTCCTCGCCAAACCTAAGCAGGTTGGCTGACTCAGGGAACTGAGCAGCATAGTTGAAGCTTCCTGTTTTGATGGCGTAGCAAACTGACGCCCTTAATTCCCCGGCCACCTTGCGATTCTTCGGCGTGTCGACAACGCCAAGGTTCTCCCTCACCCTGACTCCTTTATACATGAACCATATACGGAGGTTTCCTCCATGGTTCTCGACGCCTGTTGGGTATGCTGTTTTAGCCATTGATCCCTCCTACGTCCAAGAGCGCCATAATCTTAAGCCTTTCCATGACAAACAGCACCAGGCTGTTTCGATGCTTGCCGCTCAATCCATGCGTTTATCGCTTCGCAGTTATAGAAGCATTCGCTATTAGGCTTTGGATCACCATCAGGTGAGATATGAAGATACTCCCGTCCTTGCAACCAAGACTCCTTGCGGGCCCTGACGATGGTTCCGGGGCGTAAGCCTGTTACGGCGATAAGCTTCTCTTCTGTTACCCATTTATTTGGCGTCAGTTGAATAACCTCAGGCATATTTCACTCCACCGGCCCCTCAGGGCCGTCATTGATAATCTGAAATCAGGAATTAAAAAAGCCGCTGGTGGGCGGCCTTTTGTGCAACAAAAAACCCGCCGAAGCGGGTCGTTGTCATTTTTTCTTGCTCATCATCTTCTCGAGCTTTTCCAGATTTTCTCTCGCTCGCTCTGGGCTTGTGCCTGTCCTTCGCGGATCTCCGTTAATCACTTCTTCCAGCAGCTGCTTAGTCAGCTCGTTTACCTCATCCATGATATCCTTGCCTTTCTCTTCCATGCGCACCTCCATTTGGGTTGAGTATTCGTCAGATAATACTACTCCGCTCCATTAACTTAGCTACGTAGATCAACATTTCAGAAAAAGACAACGATATCCATCTAAAGGCGGATGGCGGGCGGCTTGTTATGTACGGTTTTCGATAACCCTGAACTCAACGACCCACACCCAGGGGTTGGCCTGCCAGCTCTCAGCACCGTAGATGGATTGCCATAGATAGCTGAAATGCCCTGCGGCAGTTGGCCTGCCAGTAAAATTGTGGTCTGCAATGCAGTCGTAACAGTCCTGAGCGTCAGCAAGTTCCTCCATGTCGATGCCTTCCGCCACCGCATCCTCTTCACTGATATCCTGCAACCGCTCGACCCGCACGCCGGTAATCTCCAGCGTTATGCGGCTGGCTGCGCGAGGCATGTGGATAGACGGTTTCCAGCACGAACGACCATCTTCATAGCCATCATCATCACCCCATGTAAACCCTCCATCTGCTGAGTAAATGGCGTGACCAGAGTAGTAACCATTACCAAACGGCATTTCGTGGATAGCCGTGGCAGGACGGTCAGGGGTCCATGGCTGAATGCGACCATCTTCATCCAGTTCGTGACTAACAACTCCCCAAGTCTCACGCACCCACAGGCGATCACCCACTGCACCGAACGGACAACCATGCCAATAGTCGCCTCCATTCTCGCAATCTTCACTCCACGGCCATTTGCTGCCATCGTCACGCTCAGCGATATCCGTTGCACGCGTGCGCCTCCAGTCGATAATCCGGCGCGTCATGGTTTTCCGCCCGTCCAAGATAGCCCGCACCATTTCGCCGTTAAAAATTATCCCGCGCTCTTTCATCACTCCCTCCCGCACTCACGCGGCAGACACTTAAGCCGCCTCTGACCTGTCATAGCCGTAGCCACATAGCTCTCCTTGCCATTCTTCACTTCAACGCGAATCTTTGCTCCTTCTGCTCTGACCATGTAATCCGTTACCACTCCCTGTTTCCCGTAATCGCCGAACTTCTCCAGATGAGCCTTGATCGCAAGGTCGCATGCTATGCGGCCAACGGGGCTTTCTTTGCTGCGGTTAATCAGGCGCATGGCTTTCTCTCCGGGTCGAAAAGGTGCCAGTTATTTCGCATATAATTGGCCTGCAACCTCCTGTCGCCGACCTCTTCAACAGTGCGCCCGGTTATCTCCGCCACCTGCTCATTGTTGTGGCGCCAGAGCAGGGCTAATTCTTCTGATGTCCACTCAGTACTCATTCGCTCCTCCAGTGTCCGTAGCGCCCACGGAAGGAGCGCATGCGGATATCTGTGTATTCAGGCTTAACAGGCCCGACAACAAGCCAGCGCGGATAAAACGAAGCCTCCAGATTGCGGTGGTGCAATCTGCTGTCTTCCAGTGCGTCAGCCTGTCGGGTCATGCGAGCTTCCTTGCTCTCGGTTTGGTACTGCTTTCCAAGCGTCTCTTGCAGGTGGGATTTGATGCGCTCCAGCACCTCTTCGCGGGTGCCAGCGCGGTTAAACGGGCGTACAGATGCCGCCCCGGGAAGAGGTGATTCCATTGGCAACTCCATAGCTATCTAACTTTGAGGCTAAGATTCAGGCGCTTAGCCATCTGGCGAGTGGCTTCATATGAACGGTTTAGAATGCGAGCTATCAACTTAGGCTTTGTTCTCCCTGCAAGCTTTTTTAGTAACTGGACATCCATTTCCAGCCAGTCGCGGCCAACCGTAACCTGATTACCGCGTCGGCTGCGATATTGCATCATGCGACTCCTCCGGCCTTCTCCAGCTCAGACTTGCGAAGGTCGTAAACCTCTTTGGCTTTGGCCTGATGCTCAGAGCCGCGTAGCGTTCGCCATGCCTCTTCAAACATTGGCTTTAGAGATTCCATTGACTGTGCCAACGAGGCATCTGCAACAAATTGCTTGAGAGCATCTTCACGCGGGTCTGCGCCAGATTCCAGCCAGTTCAACAGCTGCTTGCCGGTTTGCTCGCTGAGCACTACAGGGTCGGAATTACTAAAGAGCTTTGTCCTGTCCTTGCTGGCGATCGCATGATGCGTTTCGTGTCCGATATCCAGAACTGTGGTGAATTCGTACTCGACGCCGTCACGTTGCTCTGACTTCATGCCAAGCTTGGCGACCTTCTTACGGCCGTTCTCTTCTACCTGGGCCGTTTCCGTCTTGCTGCGCATGGTTGCGATGATATGCATTGAGGAGCGGAGGATAGCGTCAAGGAATGCCCTGTGCCGCGGGTTAATCTCACTCCATGCTGACCAACTGTTCCCTCGGTACTTTGTTTTAGCTATGGTGTCTACCAGCTCCAGACAACCACCAACACCGCCCCACTCATGAGTGTGAATCGCCAC